TTATCCTAGTGCAATAATATCTCCGATTGAGGCTTCTCCTTGTGGGCCTGTCGCTCCTGTAGCACCAGTAGCACCTGTAGCACCAGTAGCCCCCTGTATTCCCTGTATTCCTTGAATTCCTTGTGAACCAGTAGCACCTGTGGCTCCTGTTGCACCTGTAGCTCCTGTAGCTCCAATAGGAAGTCCAAAAGTAAAGTCAAATGTAGCAGCACTAGAAGAACCAGAATTAGCTACTGCAGCCGTAGCTGCACCGCCAGTAGCCACATTACTAACAGAAGTAGAACCTGCTGCTATAGTGGCTGCTGTACCTGTAGAACCTGTTGCACCGGTAGCTCCTGTTGCACCTGTAGCCCCAGTTGCACCAAGATTACCACTACGAGTCATGCCTATATATAATGTATTAGTATTACTTAAACTACCACCAGAAGCGACATGAGTTACTGGTACTTGAAGCCACCCTGTATTATCGGTAACACTTCCAGTAACAGCGTATACAGCAAAAGTAGCAGGTGCTCCACTTTTTCTAATCGTTATAAATCCTTCATGTGAATTATTAGTTCCATCATCAATACTAGCAATTAAATCAGATATATCATTACTCTCAGCCGTCTGTGCATCAAACGCTATATTAGTTACAGATGCTAATGTTGCATGATTTAATCTAACATTACCAGCAGCCGGATCACCCATAGTCGTACTGCTATCAAACGTATATTTCCAAGCAATAGAACCAGTAATATTGGTTACATTAGTTTCTGTAGCACTAGCATCACTAGCACTTGAAGCAGCAGCCGTAGCAGAGGCAGCAGCAGCATCAGCATTGGTTGTACTTGTGTCAATCTGTGCGTCTACATAAGATTTATTAGAAGCATCAGTAGAAGCCACTGGGGTAGTTAGGTCTGTAATCTTTTTAGAGAGTGCATCCCAACTATCAGCTCCCGATAAATCCATAGCTAGATGATTGTCACGTTCATCTAGAGCTTCTTGAGACATATAGAAAGCTTGTTTAGAATCTAAATCTAAATCTGACTCAGTAAGATTAGAACCATCCACATAATCTACTAATCTGACGGTATCACTTGTAGCTCTCTGAATAATTACTTTATTGGTATTAGCTACTGTGGGTGAAGTGACAGTAATCTGTCCATCATGTACCCAATTAAAAGTGGCTGCTGCTCCATTAACAGTAACTGACACATGACTTCTACTTATAAAAGGGAAGGTTACTGCAAATGATTGTGTACTCCCATCTGCTGTGTATACATCTTTTGCTCTAGCCATAGTTATCTAAACACCTCATATAAAGGAGATTCATGTTCAACCTTTTCATTTTCTTGTCGTAATCGTAACTCATTCACCTTTTGCTCAAGCTCTGGAAACTTATCAAATAGCATATCTTTAGCATCATTTTTGTTTGCTAATAAATCCGCTTTTAAGTTTATTTGGCTATCTAAATCGTTTGGTAGGTTATATGCTTCGCTTCCCATATCAAGTTGTTTATTCATCCTTCCCCATTCTTTACTAATAAAATCTATTTGTTCATTAGATAAAGTAATGGATACGCCTTCCCTTGATATAGTTCTAACGGTTCTCATATCTGTTAAATCAACTTTCAACTCTTGTACTTTTCTATCTACATTACTTTTAGTGATATGAGAAGGGGTTGCAGGATTTAATAAGTTATGAAAACCACGCATTAATATGTTTGTTTTATTGCCGGGATAATATTCTACATTACCTTCTAAGTCTCTATGAGGAGCTAAGGACATACTAAAGCCCGGAATATTTTGATAGATTGTATTTAAAATTTCATCACCTAAATCCGCATCATCAGTAACTCTACGAATTGGATCAATCGTTCTGGTCACACCTCTTCTTAAAGCTGACATAAAAGAAATTGGAGGAACCACATTAATCATATCTTTAGATACTTTTTCAGCCGTTCTATTTGGGTCTTGACCTAAAAGACCCATTAAATTAGAAATCCCTTGCATATAAGCCTTGTCTTCAAGATTTCGTACTATCGCAAGAGTTATCATTCCTGCAGCATTTTGCAAATCCTCTGTAACTAGATCATGAAAACCTTCATCCATTCCTCTAGATATTCCATTGATTAACACAGTGCTGCCTTGCCAATAGTCTGCCATTAAACCCATAGATAATCCTACAGGATCAAGACGATTATAAGGAACATAAACATCAACATCACTAAAAGGATTAACTTGATGTGGAACAACAATAGAATAAGGTTTCCACCCTACTCTCCGTTGATTAGCATTAAGTTCTCTATCAGTTGGAGGAGCACCAGTAATAAGACCTAATTCAGCTAGTCCTAACATATTAATAGCTATCATGTTGCCTGTAGCCATCTTAGCTTTAGCCATTTGTACTCTAGCTAAATCTTTAGAATTTAAATCATCACTAAGGCGTTTACTAAACCACCTCATAGCAGGGGTTCGTTCTGCCGAAAACCTAACAAGATTAACCGGTGTTCTAAAGAAAGGTATATAGGCTTTTAATAGTCCTTTTAAAGCCACACCTCCGGGGTGATCGTATTCTGTTTCAATCCATTGTTGAACTTTTTGACTTCTAGACCCTGCAGCTAAATCTTCTGTAAAGGTATTATATCGTGCCATATCTAGAGATTCCATGTGAAGGTCTACTTCAGGGTCTCTCATAACCGCATCTACAGCATCATCATAATCCTTACCTTTTAATTCTAAATGAGAAGCTCTGCGATGAGCAAGTGAGTGTAGGTGCATACGATAGTTAATAGCTTTAAAAAATTCATCAGTGCTCATTAACATTTTAGTAGATAGTCCAAGCTTATTACCTAACCAATCTGCAACCCTACCCCACATCCCTCTGAAACCTAAATTGGAAGCTGACATGGATTTTTCATAAGCATTATAGGCATCTGTTTTAACAAACCTATCAGAAGGAGTACCAGTTCTCCAAGCTTTCATAGCTAAGGCAAGGGCATCAGTATACCCCCCTTTAAGTCCCACTAACATAGCGTGGGCTTCACCCATAACTATTCTGTTATCTCCACTACCACCCTTTTGTCTACGAAAACCAAACCGTTTAGTCTCAGGGTTTATGTGTTCTGCATAGCGTCTTTCCATAACTCCTAAAAGAGAAGCACTAGCACTACCTATAGCATTAACAATTTGTGTTTTTGGATTCCATAAAAGACCAGTAATATACGCTTCTAAAATAGCATCCATAGTTCGAGCTGCAGCTCCACGTTTAACAAACTGTGCAAGCTTGAACGCACTGTGCTCTTCTTTCGACAACTGATATATTGAGGAAATAAATTTATCTAAATTATCTCTACCACCAAACGAGGACACAAGAGCATCTACTTGAGCTAAACGTGCGTCTGCACCTTTAGCACTTATTTTCATAGCATTTAAGGCTCTAGCTACTTCAGACTTTACTCCCGAAACCTCTGCTTGTATTCCATGATGTATATAAACGTGCTTTCTAACTGCAAGTGCATCAGAAGCTTTTCCAGACTCTCTAGCGATTCCTGCTAGTTCAACCATGTGTTCAGCAGAAGCAATCAACATTCTCCTAGCTGCTAAAATCTTGGCATCAAGACCCTTAGTTGAGTGGTAGAGTTCATTAATATTTTTAATAGATGTTCCTGCATGAGTAGCTAATTCTTCTGTTTCTTTAAAAGTTACTTTCTCTTTACTTGCTCCACCAAAATTAGATACTGTCTCTAAGGCATCCTTAACATCTTGCGTTGTTTTAATGTTATCAAAGTTGATGTCAGTCTTTTCTAGGGTTGTTCTGAAGTCTTCATTGATAAGAGCTTCAGTTAGTTCCTCTAAATCATCCGGCCTTACTTTAAGATATGGAGATTGAATTCCTCTATCCGTAAATACTTTAGGCATTTCTGACTTAGGCTTCGGAAGTCTTATTCGTTCATCAAGTCTTTTAGGTTTACTTACCTTAACAGTAGCAACTTTTCCATCTTTTGTTTTTATTATTGTAACTTCATCAAAATGTTCTTTAGCTAAAGCTTCAAGCTCCTCTGGTGTAAACCCCTTTTGAAAGTTCTCTGTTCCTCTATTTGGAACTCTGTAACCATCTTCGGGTTTACCTTCAGTGAATTCTTTCCAAGTCTCTTTTTTAGCTGCATTTATGTCTTTGTCGCTTCTAACAGAAATATATCCTACTCCATCATCTGCCATAGAAGAAGCCATATCAACCATAGCTTGAGTTCGATTCTTAGCTCCAGCTATGACATTTAGCACAAAATTAGAGACAACTGTTTTATAGTTTTGTTTTCCTAATGCACTTCGATCTGAACTGGATTTAAAATTAGGATCGTAATGAGTGGTCTCCCCCTTTGTAACTGTATCTAAAAAATCACTATCAGGGTTTCTAGGAATAGTTTTTCCTTTACCTGTTGTTTGTGCTCCATCTTGTCCAGAACCATAATGCAGAGTATCACCCTCAAAATCTAGTTCTTTAAAACCTTCTTTTTTCCCTGCACCTTTACCTGCTTGTTCCATTGGAGTGCTAAGTTTATTTTTCTTTCTACTTAAAGCAGTGTTTACAGAGTTTTCATTTAATCGAGTTTCAAGTGCTTCTGTCTTAGTTATCTCAGGGGTATCAGGTAAGTCTGATTCAGCATTTAAATTGTCTGCTTTATCTTTGCTAGTAACTTTTCCTAAGTCTTCTTCAGTAATTCCTAAATCTTTTTTACCACGCTCTCTAGCTCTACCGATTTTCCACTCTCTCATAGAGTCGGCTAATTTTTCAAAGATTACCTTAGTCACTTTAAACCCACCAGTAACTAACGGTTCTGCCACGATACCAAGGGCAGCCCCAACAAAAGCATTTTTAAAACGGTTGAAGACGGCAGGATCATCCACATTAGTTCCAAGGTAATCCAAAACCAAGGATTGCAGTTGAGGATGTGCATCAAGCTTCGAGCCAAGCCAGTTAGCAGCATTAGGATCATTAGGATCAAATCCTGCAAAATCAACAGGAGCACCGGCAATCGTACCCTTTGTAACAGACTGTCTAAGTTTACCACCCTTTTGTACCCACTTTAATTTATTTACCTGACCCAATACTGGTATAAAACCAGTAAAGAACTGTGCTGTTCCTCTTACTAATTTACCAGTAGT